ATTTCTTCCTTATATTCCTTTACAACATCTTGAAGAGAGTCAACTCTTTCGGAAGTCTTTTGTTCAACATCTTCAGATAAAGATTCGACTTTCTCTGATAAGACTTTTACTCTTGAAAGAACTTCTTCTTCAAGTTCTTTTACCTCTTTTTCAGACTTTAATTTTGCTTCTATAAGAAGACTACTATACTTAGGAATTTCTTCCTCAGTAAATTCTTTTACTCTTTCACTTAAATTTTCAATAGTTGATTTATATGAGTCAATCGCAGAGTTTATTTTCTCTTCTGTCTTGACTTCTGTTTCTGCAAAAAACTTTCTATACTTAGGAAGTTCTTCATCAATAAGATAATCTACTGTCTTATTGATATCTTTAGTTACTGTTTTAAAATCTTCTTTTAGTTCAGATACAACATTTTCATTTATTGACTGAACTTCTGCCAGTGCAGTCGTAACTTCTTTATCAACGTCTGCTCTAATTGTACCTAAGTTTTCTTCTACTCCTTCTTTAAAAGTGGTAAATCTACTATCAGTTTTAACTTCAGATTCTGCAATTAATTTTTTGTACTTTGGTACATCAACACTTAAAAATCCGTTTACCGTACTAGATAATTTTGCAAAATCTTCTCTTATATCATCAACAGACTTTCCGTTAATGCTGGAAACTTTTGATTCGATTTTAGATATTGACTTTTCTACAAAAAGAAGTTGTGCCATCATAGCACTATCTAAATCTTCTTTTTTAATCAGATCTTTGATTTCACTCTTAATCTCATTTATTTCAGCAGAGACGTTTTCTACCTTCTCAAGATTACTCTTAAAACTATCAAAGGTAGAGGTGAAATCCGATAAAGATTGAATATGATTTAAGTTTGCTTTAAAAGCATCAAACGCTTCTGAAACCTGTTCAATCTTTTCTGGAGACGCAGAAATATACTCCTCTTTTACTTCATCAAGAGGAGTTTTCTTAGTATTTCCAAAAAAATCTGAAGGCTTCTTTAATGCCACGTTTAATATATCTCCTGTATTTTATTATTTATTGTCCTCTTTTAATCCGTGTTTGAGCATTTTTGCTAGTTCTGCAGTGGATCCAACAAATAATGCGTTATTGACAGTAGATGGTCCTTTAGACTGTTTTTCTTCTTCTACATCTTTTAATTTCTTTTGTAAGTCCATCAATTTGTCAGTTGCATCGGATACGCTTTTGATCAACTGACCGGCAACTTCATATGCTCTTGGTTGCTCTGATTCTTGTGCGAGTTCTAAGACACCATTTAATGCTTCTTGACCTTTTTCAATTATACTATATAGATTTCCTCTGGTATACTCATAATCTTTTTTTACATCATCAGAATTAGATTTTATAGTGTCCAATTCTTTCTTAACCACTTCCGCTTTTACAATGTCATCTGAGACATTGAAAGTTTCATTAAGATCGTCAAAGTTTTTAGTCATCAGATAAATCCACCATCAAAACCAAAGTTATCACCATCTTCAATAAGAGCACTGTCTGCACCAATTGTACCGACACTTGTTGTTATAGTGGTATAATCGATACCTTTGACTTCAGAACCAGCAACATGTTTGGAAGGATCAGTATTATCTCTTCCTCTATCCACGGTTAGTTTATTACCAGTCTTTGATCTTACATATAGTTCTTCATCGCCAATGAAGATATATTTGTCTGCCAAAATACCAGTGGCATCAGCAACTTCAATAGTTTTTGCTGTTGCTGTGATGTCTGATGCCAATGTAGTAACAACGTTGTCTGTGTAAGACTTAAGTGCTCTTGCAGTAGCAGCATAAGTAACTTCTCTTCTTGTGTTTGTTGTATCTGTTCCAGTAAGATAACTGACAGTGGACCTCTTGATGATATCCTTGGATGCAGACTTGGTTGGTCCAAAGAGGTATGTTTTGGCGGTAAATCTTAAAGTATAATATAAAACCCTTCTAGTAGTAAAATCACCTTCATAATCATCCTGCATTGTGATATTTTCTAACACAATAGGAATATCTCTTTTTTCTCTAATTTCATCAACCAGTTCAATAGAAAGATTATACGCAGGTTGAAAATAAGGTAAAATCTGTTCTACAATTTGAAGAGCGTCATCATTCAGTTTAGTATAGACACTTAATTCAAATTGCATATTATATGGAACTGGCATATAAGTTTTGCGAGTTTCAGTTCCATCATTTTTGTCTTTTGCGACAAATGTCTGAGTCGTGGTTACTTTTCTACTAGGATCATATGTAAGTCCAGTAAACTCAAAAGACATTCTTGGCAATGTAATTGCCATTGGTTTATTCAGATCTGGTGACTGTTCAATTCTAGCTAAAAACTTTTGAGTAGGACCATATGCCAAAGGAATTCTTACAACAGAACCTTCTTGCTGGATCTCCATAGAATTAAACAGAGTTCCAAAACCAATGATGGTTTTTCTCAGAATCTCGTTGTAAAAATATTCAAACATGATTAAACTTTAGACTATTACCTGCAGTAAAACTATTTAGGGTATTCCAAATGGATTCTGTTCACTGAAGTCCAATATAGTATCAGCAGCGGTCTCAATATCAAAATTATCTGCATATGGATCATTGTTAATAGTTCTATCTATTGTCCTCAGAACTCTAGTAGCGCCAGAAGTAGATCCTGTCAATGTTTCTCCAGAGGAGAAAGATCCAGAAACACCTGCGACTTCAAGAACATTTGTATCCGAATCCCAGGATCTAACTCTTGCCGTTGTATTGCTAGTAGATCCAGTTACGATTTCATTAAATACAAAGTTTCCTACACTTAATCCCGCAAGAGGAGATTCAATGGAAATGGTAGGAGCAACAGAATATCCAAGACCAGCATTTGTTAAGTAAATATTTGCTATCGTTCCTGCTGCACTCACTACAGCAGTTGCGGCTGCTGAAACAGTCGTTACGCCAGATTTAAATATTTCATTGGTAAATGAAATAGTTGGATTGGTGATATATCCTCCACCAGCATTTGTAATCGTGACTACACCAACAATAGCGTCTCCAATAACGGTTGTTGCTGCTGCGCCGCTACCAGTTCCGTCAGTGGTCCTAAAAGTAACTGTAGGTGCTACCGTATACCCAGAACCTGGATTTGCAACATCAACTCTCTGAACTGATTGGAATCTTGGATTTACATTAAGGTTACAAACATTGATACCACCAATCATTGAGGCAATACCTACGGCAGTTACTCCACCTGTAGGTGCTGCGGATACCTCAACGGTTGGAACCATTCCATATCCACCACCTCTATTAGTTACCGTAAATGATCTTACACCACCATTAACAAGTGTTGTGATAGCAGTAGCAGTCACTGCTGTTCCAACCATTGTGAGAGTTTGAGTTATTCCCTGAATGGTACTAATACCATCATCAGTCAATCCATCAACCTCATTTCCTAATAACTCATTATCAATTTCATCAATTCCAGTTGCGATAACCTCATCTTGATACTGGAAGAGTTCGCAATATAATTCATAAACATAAAGATTCTGTAATTGGTAATATGGTTTCGCATATTCTACATCTTTAATTTCATATATGCGATCATCTAAAGGAAACCAAATTAAATCTCCACCTTTTGGTCTAGTGGATAATTTAATATTTGATTGCCCCTGAATCAAAGGAGTAATGTAGTTTTCGTATCTTTCTCTAGAAATGATAAGTCTCACCTCATCCTTTGACTCAATACCAAATTTTGACAGAACATCTCCTGCTCCAGAATATGCATCGTAATTATCTACATATGCCTCAATAGGTAGGGCATTGTCAAATTTAGACTGAACAACCTCTCTAATGACAGTTTTTTCTGCCATATATTTTCTTGGAATATAATATATGTCAACACCATACATTCTCAACTGTTCGTTGATCAAATCCTGAACAAGATTTTGCTCAGACTTGGTTCCCTGCGTAAAAAATGGATTTAACATCAGCCTATCATGTCAAATGGAGGAAGTTCATAAGTATTTGACATAACTTCTTTAATTTTATCCAACTCTTTCTCTGCATCATCATATATCTGTCTTCCATTCAATTCAATTCCCCCAGGAAGTTTTACTCCTTGGAACTTAATTAAATTTTGTCCCCATTGTTTTTTGATAAGAGCAGTTAGATATCTCTTGACAAAAGAATCATTATATACTCTCGTATAATCATTGGGATCTAAAAGTCTATAACAGTCAATAACAATGTAGTCATCAACAGTAACACTTGCCCAGTCAATATCGAGATACAATCTATCTTGTCTCTGGTTAAATCTTATTTGTTTTTGTGTAGTTAATG